CTGGCGATCATCAGCCTTGATCCTTACGCCACGCGCCACGTTCTGCGCCACCAGACCCTGCCCCTGGCAGAACGTGAGCATGGTTTTGGTGTTCACGAGCACCTTGCGGCGCATCGCGAGCGACCGACCTGCGTTTCGCAGGTCGGTCATGAACTGGTTGATGCGCGGTTGCGTGAGTGAGGAAAGCTTCTCGCGACCGAGGAACGGCGCAATATGCAGCGTAAGGTGCTGGCGCCGCTGCTTGATGGTCCCGAATTCGAGCCCCTCCGCTTCGCAATGAGCAATCCAGCGCTCGGTAGCTTCGGCGACCGTGATACTTGTGCTTGCGGGCGAGTGCGTGCCCTGGCGGACTTCGTGCAGGGCCGTCACAGCCCAATTATCGGCGGCCTTTCGCGTCTGAAACGTCCGCAAGCGACGCTTACCGGCTTGATCGAAGTAATCGACGACCCATGCCGTTCGCTCGATCCCGCGGGATGTCCATTCCCGCTTTCGGATACTGCCCATTTTTACCCCCGTTTGGCCCGGCCGTAGCCAGGATACTTTTTCTGAAGACGTTCGACTTCCTTCTCGTGATGTTCGAGTTGCTCGATGTCTGTAAGCGGCACACCGATCCGCTCAAACAGTCGCGATAGGTTAACGACAATGGCGTCGTTTGCTTCCGACGAAATTTTGATGGAGCGGGGCGATTTGGACTTAACGTCGATGGTTTGGATCTCGCATGACGGGTTCTTTACCTCCCTGCCTTCTGTCCAGAGGACTAAAAAACGTTCTGGACCTTCGCTGCCGGCTAGGGCGCTGACCTTCTCCGCCTCCTGAACTGCGTAGTGGAGCATTTTGCTCATCGGCTGTTTTGATGCGTAACTGAGCCCGTAGTGCCGGCTCAGGTGGCTTAAAACAGCCGCACGGACGATTGCGCTTTCGCCGTAGTAACGATGGGCACCGCGCACTTTGGGGTCGCGCTCGGGCTTAATTATTCCCTCGCGTACCCAAGCCCTGAGCCGATCCCGCACGACAAGCAGGTCTTCATCGGGTAGCCGAATCCGCGCCGCAACGTCACCGATTGTGATTTTGCCCGTTGTAATTTTCGGCATCGGCTCGCACTCCGTGAAAACGATTGAAAATATAGTGTAAGTGAAAAGCATTGTCGGCGAAAGCGATTTGTATAAAGTGTAAATCAAGAGCAGTTAATCGGGAAGACCGCAATGCATCAGCAGCCAGCGCTAAAGGACGAAATTTTGCGCGGCGTCAAAGCCATAGCCGAGTATCTCGGCATCGAGCCGCGAAGGGTTTTTTATCTCGCTGAGACCGGTCTGCTTCCGTTGACCAAGGAAGGAAGCACATGGATTGGCTTAAAGACGGTGCTGACTATGCACTATCAGCGGAGCGCCGAAGGGGCCGCCGAGGAGGCCGCTAAACGACGGGAAGCGTACCTCACCACCAACAAAGCTAAAAAGCAAAGCACTCCCAGCCGCAGCAGAAAACGGCAGAAGGTTGCCAACATCGCTTCTGCGCAGCAAGCGACAACCTGACAAAGAAAAACGAGGGGCCGGACCGCCCCTCGCTCAAAGCTGTGCCAACAGCAGATCACTCGGTCCATAGGAGAAACGAGCAATGACTATTATAGACGCGCGGACCGCGTCCGCAAGATCCCTCCCGCACAAGCTAACGGACGTTTTCCCCGAGGGTTCGGGGAACGGAGCCGAGGGCACTCACGAAATCGAAGGACTCTGCTTCATGGTGAGGAAGCCACCCAGGCGGCCGCGTGGACGGCCGCGCACGACCGGCACCAACCCCAATATGGCCTTCCGCTGGCCCAAACCTGTTGTGGCCGCGATCGAACGGCTCGCGCGTGCACAAGCACTCGATCGTGCAGCCTTGGTCAAACAGATCGTTGTCCGTCACCTGATCACCGCGGGCGAGCTCACGGAGTGAACAACATGTATGAAGATGTTCGAGACCTGCTCCGCGAAGCACGTGATCACGTGCATGGCGCGATGTGCTCGCTTGAGTGCCTGCAGAATTTCGTCGATGAGATCGGAAACGTTGATGACGTTGACGAGCTCGACGAATTTTTCTGCGATGAGATCGGCAAGCTTGCCAATGAGATCTGCTTCGCCATCGAACATGTTGATGAATTGCGTCGCGGCATCAGTCGTCTCGCGCGCAGCATCGACGCCACCACTGCCGAACAAACGGTAACGGTGAAAGAGGCTTCCCGGTAGCACCTGAGGCACCACGGCTTCATAGCCGCGGTGTTCTTCGCAGAAAGAAACAATCGTGTGAATCGATGAAGGAGTCCGCATGAGCAGCCCGATCATTCCAGCTAGCGAGCACAGCGCAGCGGCGCGCGGAGCGAAGGTACTGCTTCTCGGTCCCACCGGCGTAGGCAAGACATCGCTCCTGCGCACGCTCGATCCGGCAACAACGCTTTTCGGAAATCTCGAAGCCGGTGACCTGTCGGTGCAGGATATCGCGGTTGATACCACTCGTCCGCGTGCCTGGCCAGAGTGCCGAGACCTGGCTGTCTGGCTGGCTGGAGCCAACCCCGCTGTGCCAGCCGACGCCGTTTACGGCGAGAAGCACCTCGATGAGGTGATCGATAGATTCGATAATCCTGAAGGGCCGGCCAAGTATCACACTTTCTTCTTTGACTCACTCACCCATGCCGGACACCTGTGCTTTGACTGGTCACAACGGCAGCCGGAAGCTTTCAGCGAGCGCAGCGGCAAACGTGATCTACGTGGTGCCTATGGATTGCACGCACGCGAAATGTGCGCCTGGCTGCTTCACTTACAGCAAGCGCGTACGCTCAATGTCGTCTTCATCGGAATCCTTGAGACCGTCATCGACGACTTTAATCGGACCGACCATCGACTTCAGATGGAAGGCGGCCGGACCTCGCGTGAGCTCCCGGGCATCGTTGATCAGATCGTCACTATGCAATGGGTGAAATTTGGCGGTGACGACACACCGACACGCGCCTTTGTCTGCACGCAACCCAACCCCTGGAATTATCCCGCCAAGGACCGCAGCGGCCGGCTCGATCAGATCGAGGAGCCGCACCTTGGAAAACTCATCGACAAGATTACGAGGCCCGGTGGCAACCTCGTTCAATTTCCCTTGGCCACCGAAAAGCGCAACGCACAGGAGAAAGTGACATGACCGCAGCATTTGACTTTAACGACGCACCTCAACAGCTGAACTTCGACCTCATCCCAGACAAGACCATGACTGTCGTTCAGATGCGCATCGAGGGAGGTGATGCCGGTGACGGCCTCCTAACAAGAGCAAGTAGTGGAGCGGATATGCTCAAGTGTGAGCTCATCGTTGTCGAAGGTAAGCACGCCAAGCGTAGGTTGTGGGCAAACATGGTTGTGTCCGGCCCTACCGAAGGACATGAGCAGGCCGCGGATATCACAAGGGGGCGACTGCGGGCGATCCTGGAATCTGCGCGCGGTATCAAGCCAACCGACGTATCGGAGGCGGCGAAGAAGGCGCGGCAGGTCACCAGCTATGCCGACTTTAACGGGATCCGTTTTTGGGCGCTGATCGGCATCGAGCCGGCGAAGGGTGACTTCCGCGCAAAGAACATCCTGCTCTCAGCGGTTACGCCAGACCAGAAAGGGTGGAGCGCGGTCCAACAGATCGAGCAGCCGCTCATGCACGCGGTGCCGGCGGATCCTAATAAGGCAATCGTCAAGCCGAATTGGGCGAAACCACAGTCATGAGCCGGCGCAAGAAGCTCGTCCGGTTCCCGTCGCCGAGCGCGTTCGAGGACGCGTGGCTTAGGCAAGCAACCACCGAAGCCATCAGGGCGGCACGCAACGTCGTCAGCGGCGGCGCCGTGCCGCCAATGACGCCCGTCGGGCGCCTCTCTGACACTGAATGGGGCTGGATCGTTGCCTCGATCCTATTCGGCTGGCTCCGGGAGCGGGCGACACAGGCAACCGCTAACGGGCTCAACGTCGAGAAGCAGCTCCAACAGACCGGCATCATTCCTGATCCGTGGTTGCTCGGCTGCATCGCCTGTGCCTTACCGGAGCTAGCTGAAACTCAGGTGGATTGGAACGCACCTCTAGGCGAGCTCTCCCGCGACGAGCTGCTCGCATTTCTCGGTGACGCTTACGCACTGATTCAGAAGGCCGTGCACGCCCGCGATCTCGGCGAGCATCAGATCACCAGACAGCCGCCAACACGACCAACGACGGAAGATATTCCGTGGAACGATCCAATCCCAGCCCTTGATCGAGAGCTGAAGCCTAACTCGTGAGGCACAGATAATGTGCAACAAGCTTTATTGGTACGGCGACGAAGAATTTGGCTGGAGCGCCCGCGGATCGCATGGCGTTGGCGGAGACTATTGGATTACGCTGGATGACAACACGGTGAACAGTTTTCAGATCATGTTCCAGGAAAGGCAGTCGGGGAACACCTATCGATTTCACAAAACCAGTGACACGCTCGACGGGGCCAAGGTCATTGCACAAGCCAACAACAACGCGCGACGCATGTTGCTCCTGACACCATAATCGCGCCATGCTCATCGACTTCAACCGCACTGAAGCGTCTGCCGAGCCGGTCAGCATCGCGATCAATACGCTACTCGGTGCCGGTGCGCGTGCCGACGACGAAGGTACCCGCGGCTATCTTGGTGCCTCTGCAGTCGGGCACCCATGCCTGCGCAAGGTGCAGTATGACTGGATGTGCGATCCGGTGCATCCGGTGCGCATTCGCGACATCTTCGCGCGCGGGCACTTTCTCGAGGAGCAGTCTCGGCAACATTTCAAAAAAGGCTGGCTTCCAGTTCGCCGATAAAGATCGGCTTGCATTTGAGACGCTCGACGGCTGGCTGCGCGGTCATGCCGACGGGATCTTCCTGTCCGGCCCGGGCATTCCCGGCGTCGCCTACCCATGCCTGTGGGAGCACAAAGGGATCAACAGCAAGAGCTGGCGATCGCTGGAGCGCGACGGCCTAGCGAAGACGTATCCGCAATACGCCGCCCAGGTGGCACTCTATCAGCTCTATCTCGGTGTCGATCGCTATCCTGCAATCTTCACCGCTACCAACGCCGACAGCTGCGAACGGCTGCACGTCCTGATCCCGTTCGACACCGGGCTCGCCGCCACTACCATCCAACGCGCACAGCTGATCATTGAGGCGACCCAGCGCGGTGAATTGCTACCGCGCATGACCGACGATCCCAACAACTGGCGCTGCCGCCTGTGCGGGCACAGGGAAAGGTGCTGGCGATGATCGATCCCGGCACCACGAAGAAGCTGGAGAAGCTGGTCCGGCTGTTGTCCTCGGACAAGGACCACGAGGTGCTCTCCGCGGCACGGGCGATCACCCGCACCCTGAGCAGCGCCGGCTCCGACATCCATGAGCTGGCGACGCGCGTCAAAGGCGTCCCGGAAGCCGATATGCAGCGCATCTACGATGCCGGTGTGCAGGAGGGAAAGGACGTTGCGGCGGCGGCAGCGGGCTTCAGGAGCACCGAGGGGCTGTCATGGCTGGAGATGGCGGAATACTGCGCCGGCCACGACGACGGGCGCCTGTCGGCGAAGGAACGCGGCTTCATCGAGGACATGGTGCGCTGGTGCGCGCGCCGGGAACCGTCCGAGAAGCAAGGAAAGTGGCTGCATGTGCTATATGTCAGGCTGGGGCGACGGCGATGACGCAGAAGCCGCACACCTTGCGGGGCGATCTCGCCCACCTACCGGCCGCGCTGACCCCGCTCACCGCTCTCGATCACTGGGTGTTGTGGCGCTGGGAGCTACGGAACGGCAGCTGGACCAAGCCGCCGCTTACGGCCGCCGGTAAGCGGGCAAAGAACAACGATCCGGCGACCTGGGCCCCCTACCAGGCTGCGCTCGCCGCTGTGCAAAACGGCGGCGCCTTCGACGGGATCGGGTTCGCGCTGCTCGATACCCCGTTCGATGTGGTGGATCTGGACCACTGCCTGGATCCGGCAACCAGCCAGGTTGACGAATGGGCGCGCACCTGGCTCGACGCTGCCAATGGCACCTACGTCGAGCGTACACCATCTGGCGAAGGATTGCGTATCATCGGCGGTGCTGGAGACACCCAACAGCTGCACCGCAAATGGCCGGTGCCAGGCGCCCGCGAGAAGGCCGCGATCGAGATCTACCGCAACACCGCCCGCTATATCACCGTCACCGGGATTCAGGTCGGCGCCTGCCAGGAGCTCGGCCAGGCCAATGGGCTGCTAGAGCGGATCCAGGCGCACTTCGAGGTCGCACACGGCAAAGAGAAGCGCGAGCGAAGGGCCAGCGCCGGCGCCTACGACGACGCGATCCGGAACGGCGCACCCGCGGGCGCCGATGCCAGCGCGTTGTTCCACTCCGTCATCGGTCACCTCAGCGGCAAAGGAATGTCGCTCGACGAGATCGTGGAGGAGCTCGGCAGATGGCCACAGGGGATCGGACAACGATATGCCGGCCGGCTGCGGCAGGAGGCCGAACGTTCGTTCGAGAAGTGGCAAGCGAAACAACAGCCGCCGATCTCGGCGCCTGCGGTCGAACCGGACGAGCCCGCCGTCTGGGACAAGGTCGATCGCAAAGGAATCCCGCGGCCGACGCGGACCAATACTCGTCGTGCCTTGCGCGCGCTCGGTATCGCCTGCCGCTACGACAGCTTTCACGACCGCTTCATCGTTGCCGACGAGAGCAGCGGTGACGGCAAGGATCTTAAGGAGACGGCGTTGCGGCTGGGCGAGAAGATCCTCAAGGCATTCGGGTTCGAGCCCAGTGTCAGAGCCACCGAAGAAGCTATCATTCAACTTGCCATGCGCAACGCATTCGATCCGGTGGCCGACTATCTCAACTCACTCACCTGGGATGGCAAGCCGCGGCTCGATTGCTGGCTCGTCATGTACCTGGGCGCCGAGGATACCGAGCTCAACAGCGCCTTTGGCCGGCTCCCGCTCATTGCTGCGGTGCGACGGATCTGGCGTCCGGGCACCAAGTTCGATCCGATCGTCGTGCTAGAAGGGCTGATGGGAACACAGAAATCGATGGCGATCGAGACCATGGCTGGGGCCGAGAACTTCAGCGATCAAACGATCCTAGGCGCGCGCGACAAGGAGCAGCAGGAGCTTCTGGCCGGGATCTGGTTGTACGAGATCGCTGATCTTACGAACATCCGAAAGACCGAGGTTGAGCACATCAAGGCGTTTGTTTCTCGCACCTGCGACCGTGCCCGGCCGGCCTATGGCCATAGCCGTGTCGATCGGCCGCGGCGCTGCATCCTGTTCGCAACGACCAACGATGACGAGTACCTCAAAGCGGCTGATCGAAGGTTCTGGCCGGTGCGTACGAAGACGATCGACATTGAGGCGCTCAAGCGCGACCGCGATCAGCTATGGGCTGAAGCTGCGCAGCGGGAGCGGGAAGGCGCATCGATCGTGCTTAATCAACGGCTGTGGCAAGCAGCCGGCGTCGAGCAACAGAAGCGGGAGGAGAGCGATCCTTGGGATGACATTCTTTGCGATCTGATCGGGACCATCGAGCAGGATGAGGAGCGCGTCCTTACAAAGCAGCTGTATGAAACAGTCCTGGGTTTCAGCAACAGCAAGCTGCGCGACACGGACGCCAAGCGTATCGGCCGTTGCATGCGGCGGCTGGGCTGGAGCGGACCCAGGAAAATGCGAGTCGGCAACGAGGAAGGCAGAGGATACTCACGTCCCGCAAAACGCAAGAGCTAAGATGAGGCGTCGTAAACAATGAGCCAGCGACCGAGCGGCTACGAGCGCAAGGAGCGTGACCAATACCAAACACCGGCTTGGGTCACGGGCGTCCTCATCCCGCACATCCCCGATGTAGCTCGACGGCGCATCTGGGAGCCGGCTGCTGGTGACGGCTAGATGGTCCGCGAGCTGCAGCGGCATTGCCCGGATGTGCACGGCTCGGACATCGAGACCGGGATCAACTTCCTGCAACAGGGCAACGAGCTCGGCGTCGACGCGATCATCACCAACCCGCCCTATAAGCTGGCCCGCGCGTGCATCGAGCACGCGCTCGCGCTCATGCAGCCGCATAACGGTATCGTGGCCATGCTCTTGCGCTGTGACTATGACCACGCTGTCACGAGGCCACATCTATTCGCGCACTGTCCGGTCTTTGCAAAGAAGCTGGTGCTGACCAAACGCATCGTGTGGTTCGACGATGGCCCCCAAAAAGGAGGTCCGTCGTTCAATCACGTTGTATCTATGGGATTGGACACATGAAGGACCGCCAGTGCTAGCCTACGCGCTGCGTGACGCTCGTGTCTTTGGAACGGGC